TATCGCCACGTTAGCCGTTGCATCAGCACGCTGAGCGACACAAGATACAATCTTGCTGCACTCTCCTGTTAGAGTGAGTGTAGCACCTTCGGTTACATCTGCTGCTAGACTTAGCATAATCATCCTTGGGTTGTGTCTTGCTGCTACTTGGGTGTTAGTGGCTTGGAAGCCACTGAGATTCCCAGGGTAGCCGTCAGTGCTTTGGCCGTCAAGCCATAGGGTTTCGTCTTGGTCCACCCCACCTTGCAGTTGCAAGTCAAGATTCATTGTCGGTGTCCCCGCGCTCAGTGTGTAGGTTATTCCTCTGTGTGTTATTGCTGCCATTATTCATCGCCTCCTGTTATCTCTCCAAAAACCTCATGCAAGGTCACGGATAGAGCCTCCTGCACCAAAGAAAGAATCCCAAACCTCACCCATGGTGCGGTAAAGACCTTCTTGGCCTAGTCTGTTGATGGCGAACGGGTCGCCAGTTTCAATACCCGACTCGAAATACTGTGTCGGTATAGCGGTTTGGAACCACAAGTAGTCTGTATCAAAGTAGTAAATCCTTGAGATACCTGATGTGTCCTGCACTACGTCCTTGGACGGAATGAGGGGCACACCGTTGTAGGTAGCCACAATGAACCCAGCCTCAATACCAGGCACACCCTTTACACCGTTGTAGGTGGGGGTGACCCTCTTGGACTCCATGAATCTCTGCTGGCTCTGCAATAGTTGTTGCACGCGCATTAGAGTGTCGTAGCCCGTCAGCATGACCTTGGGGTTACCACCACGGGTCCAAATCTTCTGGAATAGTCCGTCCAGTTGATTTAGGCTTAGGTTCCTGTTTGTGTTCGCTGCTGTGGACACATCGACCTCAGCACTATGGAAGTCTGCACTACCATCACGGGTGATAGAATACAGGTCGTGGTCTGTGGTTGCGCTCACGTGACCAGTGCTGGTCGTCATCGAGTCGGGGTCTGTTGTTAGACGGTCCAATGACTCGAGGTCGTTACCTGCTGGGGTCTCCACATCTTCTAGGAGCATCCTGTTGATGTGGTCTGCGTGGTGCTTACCCATCTCTTCCTTGAGTACTTGGCGCACGTCGCCTAGACCGTCATCCTTGTCAGAAAGGAACATGGACACTTCGCTCAAGTCGAACGAGTGACCGATGGTCTTGGGCTTTGCGGCCACGTGTAGGAAGTCAGGCTTGGTCGTGTCAGGGAGAGTAGCATTCTCAGCCAGTCCACCGCCAACCGCGAATGACGGCTTAGCGGTGATGATTCTCCATCCACTGCGTTCCCAAGGCTTCTTTGGTAGAATACTGAACGCATTGAACTCTTGGTTCAATTGCGACCAAACCTTCCGGCCATAGATTGCCTGATAAGTACCAGCCGTGGTGCTCATTAGCGGGGCATCCGCCTTGAGTATATCTCCACTACTGTATGTGTACCCAGTCGTTGCGGTACCACCGTAGTAGTACCTCTCCATATCTTGTATTGTCCTTACGTAATTACGTGCCATATTCAGTTACCTCCCTGTAGAGCCTTTCCAGCCATTCGGTGGACATCATCCCATGACATCTCTGCCATGTCCTTGGTCTCAGGAACTGTCATCATCGGCACACTTGCCGACTTCTGTATGTCTTCGCCCTCTGAAATCGAGATGTTCTCGATTCTCTCACCTAGTGCGATGACAGCCTTCTGCAAGTCTACCAGTGGGCCGCGTGCATCGAACTCTGCTCGTGCTTTCTCAGACTCGTCAGAGTTAATCTCCTTCGTTAGTCGTATAGAGAACTCATTACCTAGTTCGGTCTTGAACTTCTGCTCTAGAGCAGCCGCTTTGTAAACTTGGTAAGCCTCCTCAATCTGTGAGGAACTTACTGACTCGGGTGAAATGTAATCCTCAGCCTTAATGACGTTCTTGTTCCCGCTTGGGGCAGACCCGAAGTTCATCTTGGGTCTCTTACTTGAATCATCCTCACCAGCACCTTCGATGCTGCCTTGACCTCGGTGGTCGTAGCCGTGTGCACCTTCCTGTAGGTAAGCCTTCTCGACTCCCTCTAGGTTTTCTATGGACTCACGAGCAGCAGCAGGGTCGTAACCTGCTGACTTCACTGTGGTCTCTAGCCAGTTGAGATAATCCGTGGTAATCACGTCATCGAGGTCTTCGGACTTGTCCACTTTCTCGGACTTCTCCTTTGCCTCTTTATCTGTATCTTCTTTATCTGCATCCTCTGCCTTCTCCTTTGCCTCTTTGTCTTCGGATTTCTCCGCGTCAGTGGCTGCCTTAATAGCGGCCTCTGCGTCATCAGCATCGTCGAGTCTCTTAGAGAGTCTCTCCAGCACATTCTGCAACTCATTCATTGTTTCGCTTTCATCACTCATGTTTTCACCTTTCTTGGTTGTTGTATCCTCCTTAAGGATTCTAAATTGGGCCTCAGGGTTGATGCCCTTCTCGCAAATGGTCACCTCATGCAACTCCATACGGCGTATTTCACGATAGTCACCACGGGTGCTATCGTTCTTGTTGACACGCTCGAAAGCCTGTCCACCGATGGAGAACGACTTAAGGTTCCCCTTGCGAATTTCTGCTGCGACCTCTCGGGCCTTCTCTATGTCACTCCGTAGTTTGATGACTACGAACATGCCGGTGTCATCGACCTCCGACTTCCATATCCTACCTCCTGTGTCTGTATAATTAGGGATGACCTCCCCGACCTGTATATTGGAGTGTGCCAGTTGAACGTTCCTAAAACCTGGAGACTTCATGAACTTCCCGAATGCATCCTTAAGAGCATCCTTGGTGATGAGGTCTCCTTGCTTGTCTACCATCTCGACAGATGCATACCCTGCTACGATTAAGTCAGATGACCTAGATTTCACTAATATAGGATGCTCTATGGGAGCCTCCATCATAAGCATGTCTCGATATTCTCAAGTTATGCTACTTAAATCCCCATCATGAAACGGGGATTTTAATGTGTTTCTTGTCTTCTTCTTTACCTGGAAGTGAAAACTCGGGGCAATCTTGAGCCTTGTGCCCCATACCTTGCTTACAGTCCTCTCCCTTCTTTGCTCCACACCAGCAATCCCCGCCCTTTTCTTGTCTATGGCCAGGGTCATGGTCAGGTAAATTGTAACCCTCTGTATTCTCAGTAGGCCCACTAGGTGACTCAACAGGTGTCGCGAAGTCTATCCCTAGCCCTTTCGGGCCAGTCCATGTTATCTTCTCCTTGAGTAAACCCTCAATACTCTCCAACGCTGTCGTTAGTTGCTTGGCTAATTCAGGGTCTTTGAGTAATCGCTCTGATGGCTTCAATACTTTCTTAGGTTTCTTGTCATGATTTGCAGGGGGCTCAGGCACAACATTAGCCTTCTTAGCCTTCTTTGTCTCAATCTCTGCTCTTAGTAACACAGCAGCGACTGGTTCCCAATAATCTCTTTGGGACTCGGCGAGAGTTTCTAGATAGAGATTTGGTGAATCTATTGCCTTCACAATGAATGAGTGACCATACGGTTCAGTGTCATACACGACATGGCCTGAGGGTAGGTCTATGTGTATACTACCTTTACTTACACGCACATTATGTGGTACATCTACATTCTTCTCCCCACTCAAAAGAGATAAGGTCTGAAGACTATCAGTGGAGTTAGTCTCTGCATCTTTGAGATACTTCGGTCCACGCACAGTAAAGACCTTGAGATTATCACGACCCTTGGCAGTAACATTCGATGTCTTGATTGTTACACACTGTCCAACCTCCAGGCCAGGCTTGGTAATAGTCCCTACATCCATGTAGTAATCACCCTCATGCTTCACGGCCCTATTCCCTAGTCTCTTCGCATCATCTGCTAAGAGAGGACCTACACCCAAAAGACAGGCCCCTCCAACATCCAAGACTATGACATCCAATTGATGCTCCTTAGTCATTAGAAGCCACTTGGGGTGCCTACTCTCCCCACGCATGTAAGTAGAGTCAGCGTCACGGAGCATGACTTGCTTAACGCCCTTCTCCTTGAATAGGTCTTTGACGGCCCTGCTCAAACCCTCTGTATCTACCCTCTTT